GATGCCATTGATCTGTTCCTCTGCCTGACTTGGGAACCTCTGTGAGTCAGCCTGTTGTGACACACCGTTAAGGAGGTTCTGGATTGCTGTGGTTATCAGAGGCATCTCAGTGTACTGGTGGTATTATAAGTTTGAACCTTGGGGGTACGTCCTTTTTCTTTTTCTTCTTCCTAGGTGGAATACCATGAAGATGTCCCCACGCCTTTGCCTCGGCCTCTGCAAGAGCTTCCTTATGTAACTCATCGACCCCAATCATCTTACGCATAGGCCGTTGCATTGGCATCCTCAGCTTTCTTAATGCTGCCTCTAGAGGAGTATCACGCCTCTTTTTAGGAGCCTCCCTAGGCGTACCCGATGTATATCCCTTTGGCATATCAGTAGGCAGTTGATCTGCGGTAATCACTGATGGTCTGAGCTGGTAGATAAGAATCAAACACTGAGTAGTCTGCTCCTTCTGCATCGTACTCACGGAGGGCAGCTAGAGCTACCATCTCTTCCCTGATGCCTACCTCTGTTAGTTCCTTGGCACCTACCTGTCTGTCCTGAAGTACCCTCGCGGCTCTCAAAGAGATATACCTCCGGGCTTTCTCCGGTAGATCCTCCCATGGAAGGAGGGAAACTAAGGTTAACTTTAGATCTGAGGTAAACTCAAAGGTGTTCTTGGATCTATTGAACAGCTTGTTGTTCCTCATGGTGATGTCCATGTCGGTATAAGCACCTACCTTAACGTCCGCGTTAACCACGTTATGGCTGAGGACAATCTCATTAGAGGTGGCGTCAGGCGAGGTAGTTACATCGACTGTGGTGTTGAAATGCCAGCCTTGAGTCTGAACCTCACGGTCTATCTCATCGAGGATCTGCTCTGCTATAGGTAGGTCGCCTACCCCTGAGCTATCTGAAAGGCTGTTTACTGGAGACTCCCCAATAAACGTAAGCATTGTGTTGACTGCTTCTAGCTTGGTGGTCTTTCCCGCTGCCATAAGTACTCCTTATTATATGTTCACTTCCAAATTACAACAAAAAAAGGAGGGAGTCCAGAGTCAGACTCCCCCCTTTGTGTACCCCCCAGCTACTATTAACTGTCGTCGTTATTCATCAGAACAACACCGCACTCTGGGCGTAAGCCGCCATGACCCATGGCGTACTTGGCAACCATCAGGGTGCCTTGACGTTGGATCTGGTACTCACTCTCAGTTGCGAGATCCTGTAACTTAACCGTACCTACTGCGCTCTTGTGGAACACAAGGCCCATAACCGCAGAACCGAAGGTATCGGTGTAAACATTATCTGCATGGTGTCCTGTCTCAGAAGCTACATCATCAGTAGGTAGATGGTTGGTTTTAATAACCGTCACACCAGCGACTTGAGCTACTGTACCCTTGGAGTAAGAACCTTGTCCGTCCCAATCACGATTGATTGTGAGAAGGTTGTTACCCGAAGCAGTCTCAGCTTGGATGAGGTTGTAATACCTCTGTGGACTCACGATACAATAACGATCACCAGCAGGAACATCCTTCTCATCGAGAAGTTGTGCCGCTGCATAAATGGCCTTCGCCAAATACAAACCGTCAGTGTCCATGGTTCCAGCTCCAGTAGAACCTAGGAACCTCTTGTCAGTATCGTCAGTACCAGCAGCACTATATACAGCACTACCGCCCTTACCTCCAGTGATGGTGGCACCTCTAGGAGTGGCAAGACCCCCGCCACTGAAGCCAGCCGAGTTCAAGATAGCAGTCTGGATGACTTGCCTATCGAACTTATTAGCCAGTGCGCTTCCAAGCTCACTTGAGTAGATCGAACGAATATCGTAGTGATTCTTCAGCTCATCGAGATTAGCGATGAACGAAGAAGCCACCAACAATTCGTCGATGTTAATGATTTTCTCAGCGTGTTTGATCTGCTGGATTCCTCCGCTAACGGTGGAGTCAACTAGATCCTCACCCACTACATGGTAAGCGGCGGTTGCCGTACCTGTTACTGGGAACTGAGCCGATTTACCATTGTTAATGGTACGTACCGTGTGAAGAGCCTTCATTACATTCGTTTCTTCGAACGTAGTGAGTACTTCACCCGCGAATTTCTTAAGGAAAATAGCCTTAACGTCGCCTGCGGCGTTAATTTGGCCTAACCTTGATGCTGCTGCATTAGCCATAATGTAGTCCTTTTGTTAATATTATTTGTCGATCATAAACATCACACAACATAATTTGACGATCATTTTTTCAATAAAATGATTGGCAAACCGTTGGGTGCGAAGGACTAGTTATCCTACCGTGGCAGGGCTAACCAACGTCAACCTTAATGCTGGCTTACTTGCAATAAAGCCCATGTCTACCTATTGGTCAATAGAAAAAGATGCAGAGGAAAGGATGCGCTCCCCTGCATCTTTAGTATAGGCTGCTATAAGGAGGTGGGGAATAGTAGCCTACAAGATACCGTCTGGTGTAGCTGCCAGCTTTCTTTCTACCTTATCTCTAAAGGCAGCATCAGTTTTATACTCAGGTTTAGCCATGTCAGAAATCATCTGACCCTTGGATTCGTAGCCACCTACGCTACTCTTACCTGTTCCAGTTACTAGGCTGGGAGCACCTCCTCCCGCATTAGTGTAACGAGCGTGGAGTCCCTGTAGTGTCAGCTTAATGGTTCCAATGTCAGCGTTCTGGACAGTGTGGTTGTAAGCCTCCACCTCATTCTCTGGTAGGTTCTCACCAGCCCACTCCATCAATCCCCTGTACTGTTCCTCTCCACCAATAGAACCGTAGACATCATCAAGATCAATAGAACTGAGGGCTTCCTGCCCCTTGATAAATGATTCAACAAGTTCAGGGGAGAAATTGTACTTCTCTTGTAGTTCCTTATAAGACTCCTCACTCAGCTTACCCTCGTTATCCATATACTCAGTGCTATACTTATCAAAAGCATCAACACCTATTATATTCTCAACTGCTTCTTGATTAGCCTCGCCCTCCGTTGCTGGAGTTTCCTCTTCTTCGCTTGAAGATGTGCCTAACTTTGATTCCAACTCATGGTAGGACTTAGCCATCTCCTCGATGCTGCTGAACTTCTCTGGTAAACCTTCGGGTCTATCCTGCTGGGTACTCTCTTCTACGGGTGCGTCTGTTCCAGAGGGTGCCTCTGCAAACGCGAATGATTCTTGAGCCATGTATTATCCTTCTTGGGGTTGTTGTTGTTGTGCCGCTTGGCTAGTTGCTTCCTTGGCGACTCCTCCCAGAGCACTTACTCCGGGGCCGACCGCCTGTTGCATCATCTGGGCTTGCATTGCTTGTTGCTTCTCTAACTGAATCTCTTCTTCAGTTCTTACTAAACCCTCCGTATCTATGCCGATTGAAGTTGCCCTTCGCTTCAGGTAATCAGACATATTAACATACGTTGGGAACTCTGGGCCAAGAAGTTGGACTGCTCCCTGCACAAACATATCCAATTTGTTCAGGTCATGTCCTCTACCCAGCGCCTCCAGCCCAGTAACAATAGTAGGCTTGACTAGTTTCTTAGGGATCTTGGGAAGCCGACGCTTCTTCTGCATCTTATCCATGACCCTGTTGACCAGCGGCAACTGGAACTCCTGACTTAAAATAGAATAAACACCACCCAGTACATCCTCCAGCTCTTGAGCCATGAACCGAATTTCCTCGGCAGTCACACGCTCGGCGTCACGTTGCACGGCACTGTTCATAAGGAAGGAAGCACTTAGTCTCTCCTTCAGCATACCGATGACATCGTAAGCTACCCTGAAGTCATTGAACTTATTAACCTGTAACACCGATACATCATCTGCATTGCCCTGTACTATAGCACCGTTGGCAGACTCAGCTAACACACGTTGGCGCGTGGTTCCATTGGGGTTAACCAAGAATAACATCTTGGCCGCTGCTGCCGAACCCTCGACGATGGCCTGTGTCAATGACTCTAGGCTACGGAGATCACCTAGGTATTCCTCAATGAAACCACGGCCATAATGTTCACCATCAATACGAGTAAACCGTAGGGGCATGAAGGGATTCTTATCTATATGATAAGAGCCGCGGGTACCGGGGATCTCCACCCCGTTTACCTCTTGAAATATAATCCACCGTCGCTTCTCCCGATACACACAGGTGTAAAGATCAACCTGTTCTATCTTACCCTTCTGATACCCAGCTTCAGCAGT